AAACCGATTCTTTGTGAAGCAACAAGCACTCTGCGTTGATTAGCTACTTCGTAATCTGACTCAAGAGTCACACCACGTAGTCTAGGCATCACATAGTTTCTAGCATATACAGCTACGGCTCCATACCCATTGGCTGCTTGTGCAGGGAACTCGTCACAAAGAAGAATCCTTGATCCGAATACCTGTCCAATTTCACCATTAAGTTTAGTTGCCATATCTCCTACTAAGTTAGCATCTTGGAATTCAGCATCTTCCAGTAATTGGAAGTATACTGCTTGAGATACAACGTAAACCACGTCGTTAGGATTAACGCCGTATTTACCCATATTCTTTCTAAGAGCTAAAAGTTCAGCTGCAGTCACTGTGTCTGTTGCAACGGCTGTAGTTGATTGTGTTTGATCACTATCATCAGATGCCATCTTAACTAGACCATCAAATGTTCCTGAGGTATAAACACCAGTTGAATGGTTACCTAAGAGAATTGCATTCTCAATACCTTTAGCGTGTGATCTAACGATTGACTCTCTAATCAACGGAAGAATTGGCATAATAGCGTCTTCTTCTGTTTCATTACCAAGATATGATTGTGAAATCAGTTTCTTAGTTGTAAGAGTTTTCTCTGTTAAATCAATACCACCAAATGGCGAACCGTAAGTATCACCTGTTTGTGCTAAGTTACCGTGCGGGCTTGAACCCGTAGCGGTTTGGTTAGCGGTGAACTCAGCATAACCACTATCTGGTAGGATAGGGATTATCATGTTCGCGGCTGACATTGGGATTTCTCTAAATAGAGGTGCTAACACTAATGAGTTTTGGATATCTCGTTCTACGTTAGTAGACACGATTTGTTCAAAGTCTGCACTTGAAACACCAACACCTGAATGGGCGTTAATTTTTTCTAGTGTATCTTTTGCGTAATCGGTTTCATAGCCACGTCCTGTAGCCAATCCAAGTACTTTAGCGTCAACAACATCTTCTGCAAATGCTTTTCTCCAGTCGCCTTCGCCACGTCTGTCTGAGAAAATTCTTTTTGACTCACGCATTTGTTGAATTTCTTCTGATCGAGCTTTCAAATCAGCTTGAAGTTCTTTAACTACTGTTTCAAGATCCTCATTCTTTTCATTAACTCTATCTTCAACGTCAGTCATAAGTTTTTCTGCTCCAGTCATAACCGAAGTAACTATAGTCTTATGCTCGTCCTGCTTAGCTTCTAAATCTTCAGCTTCTTGAGCAGCTTTAGTAGCTTGCTCTGCCGCTTCAGCTTCGTCTGCTGCCTTTTGCTCAGCTTGCTTCATTGCTATAGTAGTTGCAGTTTTTTCCGCAACTTCTTTAGCGAATGCTTCCAAGTCGAACTCAGGGCTTTCAGGAGCTTCAGTTTTGCTTTCTTCTGACATTATCGTCTCCGTTTTGTCGGCTTTCGCCTCGCTTGGCTGCTCAATTTTCACAGCATCTGCTGATTCTGTTGAGTTAGCCTGTGTAGTAAAAGTCTGTGTGAATTTTTTATATTCTTCCATTGAGTCAAACGACTTCGCCAGAGAGAATACAGCATCTTGGTTGCAGGGTACTGTAACCACTGATACCTCGAATAATTCAGCGTCCTTTATTCTATATCCGTCAGTTTCTTTCATATAATCAGCGTCCTTGACTTTGAAACCAACGGAAAAAGCTCCAAGAACGCCATCTTTAATAAGATCTGTAACTTCGCCAGCAGCTTTAGATATACGTGCTGTAATATCTAAACCTTTTCTACTGACCCCAATTTCTTTTGCACGCCCAATGGGTCGGTCGTGATTATGGTTAAATAAAATTATAGGGTTATTTTTAAAACTATCTAACCCACCTTTTGCCCAAGCTGTGGGTTCAATAATGTCCCCTGCTCGGTCTAATGCGTTAGTACTGGCTGATCCTTTGATATCAATACTACCGTCATCTTGTTCGATAGCTTTGAATGTATTAGCCCAGTGAAATATTTTTTCCATAATTATTTCCCCTTCTTCGCCGTTGCCTTTGGCGCTGCTGCTTTCTTAGGAGCAGGCGCAGGTGCTGGCGCTGGGGCAGGGGTATCCACAGGATACCGCTTGTTCATAACAGCTAAAACTCTATTCCAAGACCCAAATCTTCTACGAAGATAAAAATCTTTTACTGGAACATCATTTCCTTCTGCTTTGTATTCGGCTAGAGTCATAGTTTCTTTGCCTTTGCTGGCTATAAACTCTGATAAAGCCTTTACCATCATATCTTTTGTCATGATTCTTCCTCGCTTGGCATTTCCTCTGTGGGTCTGCCGCCTTCGTCTGGATTAGCTGCCGAGCCTGCAATATTCGCAGGAACTCGGGGTTCATCAAATCCGTCGATCGTCTCAAGTCTTAATGCCTCCCTTGCTTCGTTCGGTGTCATTATACCACCATTTACAAGAGATGAATAATAGCTTGCTTGGTCTCTTAATTCGGGTTGAAGTGCTGGTACTTCACTAACATCTTCATTTAGTTTGAAACCGAAGAACCTCTCGAAAGCATACCCTATTTTTCTAACAATAGGAAGTATGGTTTCTAAGTAATAAAGTCGGTGATTAGGGCGAATATTCGCATTATTGCCACCGTCTAATAAAATGGGTGGTATACCCATCGCTTCTAGAATTATCTTTTCATTAGAAGATATTGCTTCTTGAAAGTCTAAATCTTTGAAGTTAACTTCTGTTAAATTCTCAACTTCTAATCCACCATCTAGGAATAACGGTCTTCGACCTCCTGATTGTGGGTTGTACCTAGCTACCCAAGCCTGTAACATTCTTTCTTTAATTTTTTCTGAAAGAGTATTTGGACTCTTTAAAACAAGTCCTGGTACAGCTCCATTTTTAAAGAAATTATCTTGGAAACGTCTCATTGAACCTAATAACTGCATGGTTCTCCATGCTGGTTTTAATCTAGGAACTCCTCTATATATGGAGTTAAAAGAATTTTCCTTAATGTGGATAATCTCACTTGGAGAGTAATCTATAGTGTGGTCATATGTATATCTTTCTACATATGTGTCTTCGTCAGTAACGATTGTTACGTGTTCTGCGGGAAGATGATAAATATGTGCTCCGTCATAATAAACGAAGATATTACCATCTAGTAGTAAATCTATGATAAGATTTCTTTTAAACGCATTTATATCTTGAAAAGGATTAGGCTCTTTATTAAGTAATAAATCGACTTTCGTTTTACGAATGTTCTTTATTACATTAATTCTGCCTTCATCTTTGTCTTGAACGTCATAAGGTATATCCGCAGCGTCGTCCACTATCATGTTAACTGCGCGGTTTACTACCTCTAATTGTTCATAAGCATTTCTGTAATTAGTTACGACTTCACGACTTCCAATATCAAATCCCTCGTCTCTCGAAATGAGATACTGAGCGGGATTATCTTTCTCTTCATCGGTTTCAGGAGTTCTTCCTAAAAATCTGTCATACCATGCCATTTTTGTTCCTCTGTATATCGACCCATCTTTGTTGCTTTTTTGCTGTTACCAATTTTGGTCTTTTTCCATAAATACTGTGCAACCTTAAATGATGATCATGACATAATGTAACAGCGTCCTCATAAAGTTCCTTCATATGTTCTTCTATAAACTGTGGTCTTAAACTTATAATCTGCTTTTCTTCTGTAACTACAATTTCTTGTTTTTTTAACCAAGTCTCTAATAACTCGGTTAATCCGTAGAAGTGATGAAAGTCCAAATTCTCTGTTTCCCCACAGATGTAGCAATGCGTCCCTTTCTTATATTGGGACTTAGCCTTGTCACGAACATATTTAACTAGATCTCGTTTTAGTGTCATAAACTTACTTCTTATTAGTATTATATCGAAATTTGGGGATAATGTCAAGAACTATTTTTGATTCGGTGATTATTAAAAGGAAGTGACTGAAGTTTCGAACGAGTACAACGCGTATCTTAATGCATCTGCCATATGGGAAGCCATGTTGTGTTTAGGCTTCTCTCTCAGTAAATTAGGATTCGGATCCCATTGGTACTGGTCTAGACATATCAAGGATTCTTTACAACTCTGATGTACAATTAGCTTATCATTATCAACGATGCCAGCCACATGACCGATACCATCTAAAACAGATTTCTTTGCATTAATAGTTGTAATATCGTAGTTTTGAGCAAAATCAAATCTGGTTTGCTGTGCCGCAGAATCTATAAAAATATAGTCTATATTCCATTTATTTATCAGTTTATTAATTTCTATTGCGTGTTGTTCGGTAGTTCTTTCAGAATCAAAGTATTCATCAAGTAAATAAAATAATTCTCTATCCCAATCATATCCGATTACGCAAAATGCTGTCGGGTCTTTATAACCTACGTCTAACCCTGCAAAAATATCCATTTTATGAGTTTCTATCTCTGATAAGTCTTGTTGGCATTGTTCAAAATTAAATGCCCATACTTGTCCTTCATAAACATTGAAGTCTGCCATGTATTCTTGCTGAAATTCAGCATCAGACATAGTTTTCTTTGCTTCAGCTATATCCTCATCACTAAATCTAGGGTTTTCATGATAAGTTGCTCTTACAGAAGCCCATTCTGGAAATTCCTCGCTAAATCCCCTGTAGTAAAACTCTGAAAACCAGTTATTTCTTCCCCGAGGAGTTGAAATAAACAATGCTTTTGAGTTTTCTTTATCTAATGTTGGTCGAAGTGCTATATTGAAGGCGTCTCTACCGTCTACGAGAGCTGCCTCGTCAAAAATTATCAAGTCATACGAACGACCAACTACAGAATCTACCTGATTGACAGACCCCATTCGTATAGTTGAGTTATTTGATAATTCGATTACTTTGTCTTTAGCGTTGTCTCTTAAGACTTCTAAATCAAAGTGTTTGATAAGTTGCCTTTGTAAATCAAAGGAAATTTGTGATAATGAGTAGTTAGGCGACATTAATAAAACATGACAGTTAGGTACTAAACACACTAATTGTCCTATAATATTACCTATGTAAGTTTTACCTTGTCGTCTAGATACTGCAGCGCAAATAAATCTATATTTTGGATTATTGATTGCGTTAATTATTGCGCGTTGAGTAGAATTGGGAGATATTCCTAACAACTCCATATAACCTTCAATAGGTAATTTGATGAAACGATGTTCACCAAACTGCATTAAATCATCTGCTAGTATATCCTTCCTGCTTATATCGAGCATTAGTGTAGTGTCTCTTCTTCAAATAAGTTTTCCGTATCCTGTAGTAGTTCTTTTTCTTGTACTACATTAAACAAGTAGAGATACGAAGCCGCTAGATGCTTCATCTGTCTCTCGTGGGGAGTTAATTCTTTTCCCTTGCGTTCAATTCCATATGTCTTGCTTAAAGACTCAGTAGCTAACATGAAGCACTCGTCTAGCCAGAGCTTTCTTCCATCTACTTTAGTCACTTGTTTAGTCATTTTATGATACTCTAGTATTAATTGGTGTTAACATAACGGCTGCATTCGTTGAATAGAGTGCGTGATCTTTATCTTTTACAATATTTACTCGCTCTCCACCACCTAAAGTAATGTTTCCTACTACTGAACCGCTGGCTGCTGTTAGTAATGCTACTGCGTATGCTGTAGTACTATTATTGTATACAGATACTTCAGATGCATTTTCAACTGTTGATGCTGTACCAGTAGATGTTGGAGCTGCAATTGTTGCCCCTTCTAGTTTAAATCTCATTGATTTCTCCTACGCTTCTTACGGCGTGCTTTCCCTTTAGCCCACTTAATTGCTCTAAGTCTACGCTTAGCAGCCTTTTTGGTTTTAGACTTACCGGGAGTATTGTCTATTTTCCAACCACCTTTTACTTTTCTGATTGGCATTTTCTTCTCACTTCTTGAAGTTCCCCTAACTTACTTCGTTGCTTTTCGATAAGTAAAGTTACTGCCCTCTCTATAGCTTTTATCTGTATAGAAAGGTCTAACTTATCCTGAAGTTCTTGTGTTTTTATTTGTGGAAGCATTAGTGCTCCTTTGAACATTACTGTTCAGCTTTGTAACAAGTCCAAGCTCCATACGCTAAACCTACCCAAGCCGCCATTTTAGCTAATCCGCCAAAACAAATTACCATGACACACATAGCAATAATTACTGCTCCGTCCCATGATGTTCTTTCACTCACTCTGGCTTTCGCCCAAGCTACTGCATTTTTTACCATATCCATGCTTTTCCCCTATGCAAAGAATTATTCTTTGCTCTTATCCAAACTCTAAACAGCCCACACCTCTAACACCAGCTTTGCTGGCATAAAATCTGTGAAAGTTTCGTCTTTTCTTAATAACTACACTTTCGCCAGCAGCGAGAGTTAAACACGCTAGTTGAACTGCTTGTGAATTTAAAT